TTTCACTCGTAGTGTAACTGTTCAAGCTCCTTGTTGCGAGTGTGGTGGTGATCCTTGTGATACTGTGGATGTGCCTGCTCTGATTGACCAGTTCATCTATCAATTGGAACTCCAAGCTCCTGGTAACAACCCTGACAACATCTCTTTCAACACATTCTATCAGTTCCAGCGTATTGGAAATGATCAGAACGCTATCCTGCGTATTACAGGTAAACCCCTGACTAAGTACGGACAGCCTTGTGATGTTGCAGCGTTCCCTTGGGAGTATGACCGCATGTGGTTCCGTACATTCGTGTACAATGGACCAGCAACCACAGCTGACTTCATCGTGGCTGATGCTTGTAACATTGTAGCTGATGCTACCATTATTCAGCGTGCTTCTTATCCCAGCGGTACATCTGCTGAGATTGCACAACTGGAGAAGAACTTCTACAGCTACCAAGCTGGTTACTTGAAGCACCTCTACAGAATGAATGGCTACAATGAGAACTTTGAGAGCTGGGTAAGTGATGGTACCACTTACAACACCTTCAACATCCGTTTCAACGAGTATGACAAAACTGCTTACCAATGGGGTGACTACATCATGGAGGATAGCAGAGTTATCATCGCTGTTCAAAAAGGATCTGCTGAAGAAACTGCTCTTGAAGCTATCCTTGAGGCTGCGTTGGGAAATGTAGTGGCTGATAATGATTGTGTTACTACCACATCTACCACCACTACCATTTGGCCCACTACTACTACCACATCTACTCTGATTCCGTAATAGTAGGAAGCTAGGAAACAAAATCATATAACCTAAGCCAGAGGTGAGAGGATACAAACTCAGATCCTCTGGCTTATTTATTTCAAACAACATGGCAGATTTGAAATTAGACATATTAGTGATTCCTACATACAATACACTAACATTAGGAATTGCTGATGCTTCTGTCTATCCTACTAATCCCCCTGTTGTTTCTGGAGCCACTATTGAGATTAACGTTCCTGGTTTTGGTATTGTAATGAGACCATTCAGCGTTAATGACTTCAACATTTTCAACTCTTCAAATCTAGGCATCACTGCACCAGGAGTGGAACAACCTCTTCCTGATGGAGTGTACCATCTAAAATACTCTGTAGCACCTGCATACATCAACTTTGTAGAAAAGTCTATCATGCGTGTGGAAAAGCTGCAAGAGAAGTTTGATGGTGCATTTATGAAGCTGGATATGATGGAGTGTGATAGGGCTATTAAAACCCAAGCAAAGGTGGATCTTACATCCATCTATTTCTTTATTCAGGGTTCTATAGCTGCAGCTAACAACTGTGCTACACAGGAAGCTATGAAACTATATGCCCAAGCGGACAATATGTTGGATAACTTCCTCAAGAACAATTGTGGATGCTCTGGAAACAACTACATAATAAACTTCTCATAACATGGCAAGTTGTCGTAATTGTGGAGCTAAATTTGGCTGTGGGTGCCAGCTTATCAATGGCTTATGCGCAGCCTGTAATGCAGCCACTAAACAAAGCAAAAACTTTATAAGAAATGTTGTCGCCAAGGCTCACAAATTGTCCAGAATGTGCTAACATTCCTTCTCTGATTGCAGAGATAGATTGTAAGATTGCCAACCTGGCTAACAATTTGTATAATAATGTTGTATTTATTTTAAACCAACCTGTCCCTGGTGGGACCATGTTGGACCTCCTAAACTATAGGAGGATTCTTGTTTATAAGTATTGCAATCCCCATTATAATGCTGAGTTCACTGTGAACATGATTGCCAGCAGAGTTAAAATTCTAAAATTTAGATAAATGTCTTGTTCAAATTGTTATAACGGCTGTACAGAAATTGTATCAGATCAGTGTGTCAAATATACAGGAGTGGATGTTCCCATCTTAGGGATTAAAACAGGAGACTCTCTGTCATATGTTGAACAAGCTCTGATTGGATTTCTTGTATCAACGCTCAATGGAAGCGGTATTAAGCTAGATATCAACCCACAAATCATTTGTGAGATTGTTAATAAGAATCTAGTGGAGTGTGAAGACCTCACTCTCATTAACGTGATTCAGGCACTTATAAAAGCCATCTGTGAACTTGATGAAAGACTCACCACTCTTGAGGGTGAATTCGCAGCTCTAGAAGGAGCTTACACAGTGGATTGTCTTGATGGTGTAAGTAGCACCTCAGGAACACATGCTATTCTTCAGGCTACCATTACAAAGCTTTGTGATCATATTGTTGATTTTGAGGCTTTTGTGTTAGATGTTGAGACCAACTATGTAAAGAAATCAGAGCTCTGTGCCCTGGTGGCAGCTTGTGCACCAAGTCCTGGTGCAACGCAGTATAAGGACAGAATGGTTCCTTATGCAGTGGTTGAATACTATGGATCTCTGACCAACTTTGATTTGACAGGCGCAGGTATTCCTGCTAACGGATTTGAAGACATCTACCTGTGTAACGGAAACAATGGTACTCCTGACAAGCGTGGAAGAATCCCTGTAGGAGCTATTCAAGGTGTTCCTGGTGGTGCTCTCAATCCTGCTGTAGATCCTGCTATTGCTGGTAATCCTAACTATGCATTAAATGGAACAACTGGTGCTAACACCATTACACTTACACCTGCTCAGATCCCTGCTCACACTCACACTGCAACTGTAACAATAACAGATCCTGGACACACCCACTTTATTGCTAATCCTGGTGACACTAGCACATTGTTAGACTCAACTCACAGTGCTGCCAGAGGACATTCTACAGGTGGAAACCTTGGGTATGATCTTGTAAATACAACAGGAACTACAGCCACTGTGGGTCTCACTGATAATAAAACTACAGGTCTTAAAGGTAGTGGCCCTGATCAAAATGTTTCTGTGGTCAATGCTTCTGTAGGAGGCGGTCAGTCTCACAGCAACATTCCTCCAGTGCTTGCTTGCTACTACATCATGTATATTCCATAATAGCTTAAAATCTTCATATAATGTCTTGCAATTGCACACCCACTACCCCTGTAGATCCCTGTAACGTACAACCTATTGCAACAAATAATGTTTCGTACAGTGGTCCCAATCTCTCCTGCACAGGAATTCATACATGTGATACAGTTACTGTTGCTTTTGAAAAGGTGAATGAGGAGATTTGTGACTTACAAAGCGAACTGATTGCTCTTCAGAACCTTGTAAATAGTTTGACAACTACCACCACAACTTCCACTACAAGTTCTACAACTACCACCACAACAACAATACTTTGTCCTTCTTGCAGTTTCTACTCTGTGACAAATGAAAACCTCACTCCTGCAGAAGTTATATACTATGCCTGCGGAGGGTTTTACAACACTGCTGTTGTAGGTAGCTTTAGTACAATTTACATATGTGCTTGTACAGGCACTGTGGTGATTCCTCCTATTCCTGGCGTATCTTCTGCAGATTTGGGAGATTGTCCTACAACAACAACCACCACAACACTTATCTAATAAACCATGATAGTAACAATTACACTAACAGTTGCAGGGTCTGAAACAGGACCTTTCAACCTGTATTCAGATGTTGATGGATACACAGCAGCCTTTGAAACAGGTGTGGCTAAAGCATCTCTTTTGGCTGGATATACAAGTAATCTTGTTCCTAACGGAACCACCATTATCAGAGTGATGTCAGACAATCCTCCTCTGTGTACAAACTTTATTGATATTCCCATAGTGCCCTGCACAACCACCACTACAACCACTACAACCACCACTACAACCACCACTACAACTACCACTGCTGCTCCTTGTATTTGCTATTTCATTCTGAATGAAACAGGAGGATCACTGGATTACACTTACACACCTTGTGGAGGTGAGTCTGTGACTAATTCACTGGGTGCTGGTCAGAACGTACAGGTGTGCTCAGCATCATCTCCAACAGGAGCTTCCTTAACCATAGCTCCTTGCTCTTCTGCTACAAGCTGTACAAGTGACGGAGAATGTGAGGGTTGCACCTAATAAATGAATATACAAAAGCCCTGTTTGTTGGTTTTCAGGGCTTCTCCCTGGGGTTTCTACCCTGGGGAGTTTTTATTTATAACCAAAAATGTTATCATGGATAACGAGAATTGTTTAAATAATTTTGGGAAATATCAAAATGTTTCTTACCTTTACTGCAATTTTAACTAAACCAAAAATATAAATGCCTGAAAATCAATCCCTTCTGCACCAATTGGAACAAATGCTCCATTGGAAAAAGAGCAAGAAGTTCTACGCAGAAAAGCTAAACATTACAGAGGCTGAGGTGGATGAGCTGATGAAAGAGCTAAAAAGCTCAGAAGATGCTCAAAATGAGGCAGAAGTTGGAAACTATATTGGAGACCTAGAAAATCAAGTGGTAAGATTCTTTGAGGACATTCAGAAGGGAACAGGTGAGGTGGTGTTCAACTCTAAAGAAGAAATCAAGAGTTTGGACGAACTGATTGAAAAGTGTAACATAGATACGGACAAGTGGGAGATAACTAAATACGTCCAAAACTACTGGGGAAATGCTGAACAGCCTCACTACCAAGTGAAGGCATGGTTAGGCAAAAAGAAAGATGAGCAGATATTTCAAGATAGTTTTGTTTCCTTCCTGGAAACCTATCAACCCTGCTCCCCTGAGATAGTAGCTCCTAAGTTTGATGTGGGTAAGAGAGATGCCTGCCTGATTATAAACAAGCAGGATTCCCACTTAAATAAGTTAGACATAGGAGGAGATAATGACATCAGTCAGAGGTTTGGTGATTTTATTCAAAGGGTGGAAATCATCCTGAACCAAGCTTCTCTGGCAAACAATTTAACAGATATTAAATACATCATTGGGTCTGACGAGTTTAACAGCGAGTTCACCAATACAACTACAAAAGGCACACCCCAGCAAAACATCCTTTCCTATCACAGTGCTTTCCAAGCTATATGTGAGCATGAGGTGAGCGTGATAAACCTGCTTCTTCAAAGAGGTGAGCACGTTGAGGTGATATTTGTAGCTGGTAATCATGATGAGTTTGTAGGCTGGCATCTGGCTAGCTGGTTGCAAACTTATTTTAGAAATGAAGATCGTGTGGTGTTTGACATCTCTCCGAGATATAGAAAGTATGTAAGCTATGGCTATTCAGCCATGATGTTCAATCACGGAGATGCTCTCAAACCTGCCAAACTTGCCCATCTGTTTCCTATGGAATACAAGAATGATTGGTCAAGTCATGAACACTTCTACATCTTCACAGGAGATAAGCATCATGAGATGAGCCTTGATTTCAACGGTATTAAGTTCTATCAACTACCAGCTTTTTCAACAGCAAAGAGTGGTTGGGATGATAAGAATGGATACACAGTAACCAGAGGTGAGGTGACAGGCTTTCTCCTAGATTACGATGATGGAATGACAAACATCTTCAAACAGTATATATAATGGCCACGTTAAGGAAATTAGTTTCAGATGTACGCTCTGCCCACAAGCTTCTGTCTACAGATAGCTTGATTACGGACAGAGCTATTGCTTCTGAAATTAGGAACAACTCTCTCTTGCTTATTAAGAGAGAAACCAATCTCAGAAAGTTGTGGGCAACTGACACGTTGTTCACAACCATCCCTTGTTTAGAGATGGTACAAGTTCCTATTTCCGAATGTTGTGACTATGTTGATCCTTGCACTGTGGCTAGGAGTAAATATAAGCTCCCTCGTATTTCTGAGGGTAACTACCAGTATGTAATACAGGGTGTCTACTCAATTAACGCTATGAGTGGGCAAGGAAAGAAACTTAAGGAAATAACCATCAATAGGTATATAAACCTTCTAAAACTTCCCATCATTAAGAAGGAAGAGTATTATTGGATAAGTAATGGTTATCTATACGTTAGCAACCCCCTTTTACAAGCTATCAGATTTGTAGCTCTGTTTGAGGAGGATGTTCCTAACGAAATACTCTATCCCGAATGTGATTGTGGTACTCCTCAATATACAACAGAACAGTTGTGTATGAATCCATTAGACAAGGAGTTTGCTCTTCCAGGTTATTTGGAGAAGCAGGTATTGGAGCTCACCTCTCAAAAACTTCTGGCTACATACTTCTCATTGAAGACAGATATGACAGCAGAAGGTATTGATGGTCAGGCGCCCAATACTAAACCAACAAACTAATGCGAACCAAGGTAGATTGGAGAAGTTCAAGCAAAGACAACTACAACAATTTCTGTAAGAAGCATCCAACCATCAAGCTTTCTTTTGATGAGTGGAGAAACATCATCTATTCCTACACAGATGGTTTCAAGGAGTATATTCTTGAAACAGGGGAGAAAGCAAAACTCCCTTTTGGGTTTGGTGAGTTTTCCATCAATAAGAAGAAACGCAGAAAGATGAAGGGTGTAGATGGTAAAGAGTTCATCAATCTCCCTGTAGACTGGAAAAAGACAAGGGAGAAGGGTAAAATCATTTACAATTTCAACTTCCATACAGAAGGATATTTCTTTGGATGGATGTGGTTTAAGGACTCAGCTAGACTGAAACAGACAGACCTTTGGTACTTTAAACCATCCAGAACAACCTCCAGACTTCTATCCCACTACTTAAAAACTGATAGTAAGTATCAGAATATCTATCGTGAATGGAAAAGATAATCCACTATGTCATACTACTATAAATACAACTTCATCAGTCCTGAGATCATTTATTCCACTGTAAAAGAGGAGTTTAAGAGCTATTTTGATACAGGGGCTGTTGATGATTTGATGTTCCCCACCTACTTAGACAAGTGTCTAAGAAAGCTGGGTAGAACCACTTATGTCATCCAAGAAGAAGTTCTTCACATCTGTGACTATGAAGCTAGGCTTCCAGACAACTTCTATGCTGTTCGTGAGGCTTGGATGTGTACAGCTGTAAATGGTTTCCCCTATCAATCTGCCAACTCATTCTATTCTCAAGCTGCTACAGCCACCACAATTCAGGTGAGTCCAATTGTAACTGATTGCTCCATCCCAAGTCCCTGTTGTGGAAATGTTGGATGTGATGGATCATGTATGCCTGAGATTATACAGACGGTGTACAAAACTAATAATCAGGCCCCTGTTCTCTATCGTAGGGAATATCTCCTAAAACCTGGTAACATCTCTGTTCAGAAGAACTGCACAGTGAACTACACAGACACTTGGGAGTTCTATCAAGAAGCCCCTCCTCTACGTGAGTTTACACCAGGGTCTTCTGGGTATGACTCATTTGACATTAGAGACAATAAGTTTGTTACCAATTTCTGTAATGGTATCGTACATATGATATTCTATGCTACAGAATATGACGCTGGTGGAAACCAGTTGATTCCTGATAACTATCGTATCAGGGAGTTTATTGAGGCTTTCATCAAATACAAGATGATGGAAACTCTCACCAATCAGACTAACGATGAGACCTTTAATCAGCTTCAACAGAAACTAGCTTTCTACAAACAGCAGTCTGAAGAGGCATTCATCATGGCTGATATTGAAATTAAGAAGCAAGATCCTTGGACCAAGCAGCGTAGAATCAAGAATGACCTTAATAGATTTAATATGTATGAACTCCCCAACCGTACTAATAGATATGGTTGGAGACGCAATAACTAATCCAAATGGCTGATCAGGAACAAAGTAATATAAGACAAGAGTATAACAATGCTACCGTTGGCCTTAACATGGACCAATCTGTTCTGCAGATTCCAAAAGGCCAACTTACGTATGCATTAAATGCTGCTTTAGAAAACTTTGATGCTAATTCTGTTAACTATCAGAATGAGCAGGGTAATGAGCTTTGCCTCACCTTCCCTGATGGCTATGTGCTTATAGGTCAACACTTTATCCCTGAGAAGAGCAAACATGTATTCTTTCTGGTAGATCCTGTTAATGGGGGTTCTGAGATTGGATATATGGATAATAATGATTGTGTCTATCGCAAGTATATTAATGCTCCTTGTCTCAATTTTGACATCAACTATCCCATTCATAAGACTGTTCACAGGATTACCAATTGCACCACAGAGGTGTATTGGACAGACGGTCTTAACAATAGACGATATATTGACCTCAACCCTGAGAACATTCCCTATGTTCTCATAGGAGGAACACCAGCCTGTGATCCTGTCTACAGTGATGAAATTGATTGTAATGGACTGAATGTACAGCCCAACTTCCAGATTCCCCAGTTAGAGGTTACTAGAGTGACTACAGGTGGTGAGCTGATAGCAGGCACATATCAGTTTGCCATCCAATACACAGATGTTATCGGTAGCCCTTACACTTCCTACTACTCAGTTACCAACCCCACACCTATTGCTGACCCAAGTCTTACCACCCCTAATTTCAACTATCCTGTTGGTAAGGCTATTGAGCTCACTGTCAGCAACTTAGATTTGACAGGACTCTTCAAGTATTTCAACCTAGCTGTAATCAAAACTATAAATGGTATTACCTCTGTAGAGTTGGTAGGGGTGTATTTTATTGATGGAGATTCACAGGTGATCACCTACAGTGGTCAGAGCAAGACTGATATTCGTTTGACAGTGGATGACATCTTTGAGAAGTTCCCTTATTATGGAGTGGCTCAAGATGTTACAGCTGTACGTGATGTGCTTGTGTGGGACCAGCTCACATCTGCAGAAAGACTTAGCTATCAACAGATTGCAAGTCAAATCACTCTTCAGTGGGAAACTCATCGTATTCCTGCTAATGAAGACTACTCTAATGAGTTAAATGCCACCAATTTACGTGGCTATCTGAGAGATGAGGTGTATGCCTTTGAGCTTGTATTTCTTCTGAAGAACGGTAAACAAACCGATGGGTTTCATATTCCTGGTAGGATAGCTAATGCTAATGACCTATTCCCTGTTTCTACAGCAAATGATGACTTCATAGGTGAACCTGAAGATCCTGTTGCAGGAACAAGTCCCTATTGGAAGATATATAATACAGGCACAGTTACAGGATTCTCTCCAGGCTATTCTCCAGCTACAGACTACAAAGGACCTTACCAGTATGGGGAGTTTTCCTATTGGGAGTCTGTTGAAGAATATCCCTGTGATGAAGAAATATGGGGAGACCTTGCTGGTCAGAAGATCAGACACCACAAGTTTCCTGATGTACTGGTGAGCCCTATATTTGAATCTGCTCTATTCACTGGTGCTAACAGCATGGTGATGCAAAAAGATGCAGTGTTCCCGCTTGGTGTGAGAGTGGACGTACAACAGATACAGACACTCATTCAGCTGTCAAATCTAACAGATGAACAGAAACGTGAGATAGCGGGATTCAAGATTGTGCGTGGAGACAGAAGCACAAACAGGTCTATTGTAGCTAAGGGTATCCTTAGGAACGTGGGTAAGTATGAAAGAGAGGGGACAGAATACTACTTCCCCAACTATCCTTATAACGACCTTAGACAAGACCCTTTCCTTGTTGATAAAAGCAATGGTTATACAATCCCTCTTGCTAGTGCAAGTACAAGTAATGTATGTAGAAGATTTAGAATATTTCCTACAGATGCAGGTGTTCTAAAATACATAAATTGCTACACAGGAGAAACTATATACGCTAAATTAGGACCTGATGTTGATGATGACTATCCTCTAAATCAGGCATTTACACTGTGTGCATTAGATTTCCCTGCTCCTGTATTTGAAGATGGTGCAAAGGGAGCTATTATATCTGAGACATTCACTTGGTATAAAATTGAGGTGGAGTTTAACTCTAGTCCTTTTATAGTGGCATTTAACTTCATACCTCCTGTGCCTCCAGGAATACCCCCATCCACTCCAGGATGTGGTATTGATCCTGAGTTTGGAGGAAGCCTACTCAATCCTCCAGCTCCTTATAGTAACTGGACCGACTGGGCTGAATACTGTGCTCTTAATCCTGGACAACCTTGTTGTGTTGGTCATTCTGCCCCTGCATCCACACTAATCCTATTCACCACAAATGCAGCAGCTATTGATAGGGTGAGATGGATTCCATCACTAGCTCCTCCTAGGTATGGTGGTGGTACATCTGGATTTAGTCCTCAATACACCATCACTCCTGAAGCTGAGGTAGGATATGAGTGTAATCCTAATCCTCTAAAAGGATTTGATTCTGAAGGAGCTAAGAAAAGGCATGTCTTTAACTCTCCTGAAACTTCCTTTGGACAACCATTCTTAGGAAACATTCTGAAGCTGGAGAATGTAATCTTTGGTGCTGGTAGTGCTCACTTTGTGAAAGTGAAGAAGAATGCAATGTACAGACTTGTGAGTAGAGAGGCTCAACAAGATGCATTAGCTGCCTCTAATAATATTGCTAACATCACTTCACCATACAACGCATCAGCTCTTTTTGCTGCTTATCAAGCCTATCTGACTATATATGTTAATGGTATCACTAGACGTAACTATGCCTATTCCTACAACTCTATAGCCAGCTATGACTATAGTAATGTGATTAACAATGGGTTAGGAATTAAACAACGTCAACTTGATCTCAAACAATACCTCATCCCTGGTGTACAAAGTGCTGGAGATGACAGAAATATAAACAACTGGAACAGAGAGAGTTCTGTATATCTGAAGACAGATGAGGCAAGACCTGGTCTACCTTTCCCAAGCAATACACCAAGTATCAGTGGGCTAGTGACAGATGAATCAAGAACAACCATCTCAGAAGCTGGTAATTGTGATGTTCCTGCTAAAGAGGAAAAAATAAGTGTTGTCTCTTATTATGGGTCACTGAAGAACATCTTTGTAAACCAGTATGGACAGATATATTCTTATGACACAGTGGATACAGGCTTCCAAAGAGACATCACTCCTTTGACAGGTCCTATTGTCACCACATTCTTTGGTGGAGATACATTCATCAGCAAGTTTGCTTTCAAGACTAAGCTACCTTTCTTTATTGACAATAGAGTGAATGCTCCTGATGATAGTGACATATTCTACGATGAAATAGGTAATGTGGCCTATCCAAAATACTGGCACTCATCACGTTCCATCCTTTCTGACGCTAGTGTTAACACTGTAGTGCTCACTAATTTCATATCTATCAAGGCTAACAATCTAGATTGTCCTAATAGTCAAACTCCTGCTTCAGCTCCTGGTAGAACATTCTATGATGGTAAGATGTACCTCTTTGCGTACGGTATTCCCTATTTCTACTGTGAGAGTTCCTATAACGTAGACCTTCGTCAGGCATTTGATAACAGGGCTGGAGACTTCTGGCCACATGTGAGTACAAACATCCCTGATGACTGGGTGCAAGAAGATTTTGTTTCTATAGCAAATGACAACACCTACTACTACAATACCACCTTCTCAAAACAAAACAGAGAAAACACCTTCACTCACTTGCCTTATGACTGGAAGAAGGAATGTTTTACCGAATATCCTTTTAGAGCTATTTACTCAGATGCACAAGACGCAAGTGCTGACAACAGATCAAACAATTGGCTCATTTACAGAGCATTGTCCTATTTCGACTTCCCACAGAACTACGGACCTCTAGTGAGTCTGGATGGTATACAGAACAAGGCTATCCTTGCTCGTTTTGAGAACAAGAGCTTGTTATACAACACATTGCTCACAATTGATACCAGCAATCCTAAGGCTGCCTACATGGGTAACGATAGCTTATTTAGAAGCTCACCTCCCATTGACTTTGCAGAAACTGACCTGGGATTTGTAGGAAGTCAGAACAAGATGCTTCTGAAGATACCACAAGGACAGGTGTCTGTAGACGCTAAACGTGGACAGATATTCCTCATCTCTGGAAACCAAGCTCAGGATTTATCAGCCTTTGGATCAGGAATGAACAGGTTCTTTACAGACCATCTGGCATTTGAAATCCTACGCTACTTCCCTAATGTGCCTATTGATAACCATTTCAAGGGACTGGGACTACATGGTGTGTATGACAGCAAGTTTGACCGCATCATCCTTACCAAGCTTGATTACATCCCTAAGCTTAAGAACATTATATACGATGAGACAGACTTCAACTTCTATCTAGAAGAAGAGGTGCAGTGCTGCGATGGTACAGAAATCATCAGAAAGCAGGTGTATCTGACAGACCTTGAATACTTCTGTAACAAGAGCTGGACCCTGTCTTTCAACCTAAATACAAAGAGCTGGGTGAGCTTCCATAGCTACATCCCCAACTGGTATATAGCTGAGAACAACTTCTTCTATTCAGGGCTGAATGATTGCTGTGGAGACTTTGAGGCTATTGTAGCCAATCCTGTTCCTAACACCACCACCACAACAACAACACAGTTTGTGTGTGAGTGTAACACATATCTGGTTGACAATCAGTCAATTAGTACACTAGTGTACGATTATGTAGATTGTAACAATGTTCCACAATTCAGTGTTCCAATTGAAGGTGGAACCACCCAAGAGGTGTGTGTTTGTGGAAACCAGATAAATGGAGAAGAGAAGGGACTTTCAATAACCCTGATAAGTGCTGGATGTATTACAACTACCACCACCACTACAATTTATCAACCTGATTGCTCTCTTGAAGGAGAGGCTGTAGAACGCTGTTGTGATTTGGAAGGAACAGCTTGCGCTGAACCAACAACCACCACTACCACTACTACCACTGTAGCTCCTGACTGTATAATAACTGGCACTGCAGAAGAACAGTGTTAATATTAAACTCACTAACTGAATGGCACAGACAGTATTTATAAAACTCACCAAAGCCTCTCCTAGGAGTGGTCCCTTTAACATTTCTGACAACTTCGGAAATGTTCTAGGAACCAATATACCCTTGAGTGTATTGATTGATGGTGTAGTTTATTCTGTAGGTGATGATGTCACAGTGATTGTTATTGAGAGTTTAGGAAAGTGCAAGAAGACTCTTACATTCCCTATATCAACTGTCACCCCTAATGAACAGGTGACAGCCACATTTACTCCCTCCTACAGCTCTTGTGTGTGGAGACATTTGACAGATGTGGTGAATTACAACAAGTTCTATGGTAGTATAGAGCCCTACGTTATTGAGTATCCATTTGCCTACCAATACTTTGACGAGATTCTTCAGAGTGTTAAAGACTACACTAAGGCATATAGATATTTCCGTGATGGACAGGGTGTGTTCAACGATAATGACAGGATTGAGGTGGACAATGAATGGTTTAATAAAGCTGTCCTGTACAATGGTCAACAGAGTACAGGTGTGCTTGAACTGGTTCCCAAGCCAATCAACAACCTCAAGGACTACTTGAAGTATCCTGTATATAACACTGATAGTAAGACAATTACATACACAAAGAGTGACAACTTCTACCAGTATAACACCTTCTGGTCACTGGTGAAGAATAAATCACTCCCATTGTTCGTAACCACTTGTGAATCATTATCTTTGGATAAGATAGTGAACCAAGTGAACATGGACTATGGCAAGAGATCCTTCAAGAAGGAACCTCTAAGAGCCAAAGACCTGAAGGTGAGACACATATTGGACAATAAGTCTGATGTGCATCTGGTTAGCCAATTCATCTTTACACCAGCCCAAATCTCTTACAAGTAATGGCAAAGAAGCTCACATCTGAAAAAGCAAAGGAAATCCTACGCGATAAGAGCGTGCATGGAAAGCCTCTCACCGAGAAGCAACGTAAGTTCTTTGGTGCTATTGCTGGTGGGGCTAAGCCTTACAAAGCTGAAGATGGTGGGTGGTTAGATAGGTATGAGCAAGGAGGACTAGTGTTGAAACAGAAGACTACAGATAACTACGGAACAAAACCTAATGCTAACAACTCTGATGTGAGCCTACCTCCTGGATTTAAAGGATGGGCATACAACACAAAAGGACGTAACTATAGTCCTGCATGGGGTGGACAGTTTGCCATGGGTGGTAACCTTCCTGGTGCTACAGGAATGATGTATGCACGTACAATCAACCCTGCTCCATCTAATGGTCCATATGCTAAGAAGACCAAGGCTAGTGCTCAGGATGGAAAATCTGTTAATACTAATATACAAGAAAAGAGATATAAAGATATATATGTCCCTCTCATTGATAAGCTAGTTAATAGTGCAGGAAGTGATTGGGAAAAAATGCCCTTAAGTAACACTAGTTTTATAGAACAGTTGTTTAGTGGTGATGTGAAAAACAGAAATCTACCTCCAATAGATCCTATTATAAAAGAGGTTCAAAATAAAATATTAAGTCTTCCTGATTCAGAGATAAATAAATTAATGAAGGTTAGATGGAGAAATATTTCTGCTCCAGAGGCACTTATGAAAACACCTAAAGGGGTTTCTTATGGAGACATGTTTAGATACATAAACCATTTTAAAAAATTAAAAAAGCAAGGATATACACTTCAAAATGGTGGTGAAATGAAATACTACCAAGAAGGCTTGGATTTTAAACCTAAGACTATTAGTCAAGATGGTTCAGAAATACCTGTAGACTCTATGGGCTATTGGAACCCTGACAATTGGGGCAACCCTGTAATCATCCCATCCACAGATATTACTATGGAGGGTGTGTATGAACCACTAATTGGAATCTCTGATACAGGAGATGTACAATACATGGAACCTGGAGAGGATTACACATTTGATGGTGAATATGTTACAGAATATCCCATGGCTAAAGGGGGAATCAGTGTAAACGAGGCTGATGCTCAACCAATTAAGAAGCTGGACCAACTACTCAATTTTACAAACTATAACAAACCAACCAAGGGTGGCTGGTTAAATAAATA